TAAACTCATTCAGGCGTATACGGAAAATGAATTTCCGCAGACGGTTAGCTCCGTCACGTCTACTGAGCAGATAGATGCGTTTATTCAACAGGCAGAACAGCGGGTTTATAACAGCGTTCAGTTTCCTTCTTTGCGCAAGAATGTGACAGGCGCAACCTCTGCAAGTAATAAATACCTGTCTGCTCCTTCTGATTTTTTGGCGGTGTATTCGTTAGCTGTTGAAGATTCTGGGTCATATGAGTATTTGTTGAACAAAGACGTGAACTTTATCCGTGCAGCTTACCCAAGCCCGACAGATACCGGAGTGCCTAAATACTACGCTTTGTTTGGGCCAACTACTACCAATGCGGTGCCACCTGTTATAACCAATGAGTTGTCTTTTATTTTGGGGCCTACTCCTGATGACGCTTACACTGTGGAATTGCATTATTACTACTACCCCGAGTCTATTGTTACTGCAAGCACAACATGGCTTGGGGATAACTTTGATTCTGTCCTGCTCTACGGGGCTTTGATGGAAGCAGCTACGTTTATGAAATCTGACCCGGACACTATAGCCAACTACCAGAAACGGTATGACGACGCCCTTATGATGGCTAAACGCCTCGGAGATGGTATGGAGCGCACGGATGCGTATCGGTCTGGGCAAGTTCGGTATCCGGTGCCCTGATTATGGCGTTTACCGGCAATTACACTTGTGATGGTTTCAAACTTGGCCTTATGTCGGCTGATTTTGATTTTGCTTCGGGTACGACAGACCAGTATAAGTTGGCTTTGTACACAAACTCCGCTACGTTAGATAATGAAACTACAGCGTACACAACGAGTGGGGAAGTTGTAGCTTCCGGGTACACTGCGGGGGGGTCTTTGGTTACCCCAACCCTTTCTTCCAGTAACGGCACAACGTATCTGGATTTTAATGATGTTTCTTGGACGGCAATTATAACTGCGCGTGGGGCGTTAATTTATAAAGTAGGTGGTAGCAACACCGCTATGTTTGTTCTTGATTTTGGGTCGGATAAAACTTCTACAGCGACTTTCCAAGTAACTTTCCCTACACCTAGCGCCACCACAGCTTTAGTAAGACTTTCTTGAGGACTAAAATATGAGTAAAACAAATAGTGAAAAAGTAGCTGCTGGGGGTGTGTTTACTGCGGCTTGTTATGATAAGGACGGCAATCTTAAATGGGAAGCCAAGTCGCCTAATTTGGTGGTGAATGTAGGTTTGCAGGACATGAACACTCAATATTTCAAAGGCGCAACATATTCCGCAGCTTGGTACATTGGGATTTACGGTGCCGCCGCTTCCAACACGCCCGCCGCTGGTGATACGTCTGCTTCGCACGCAGGATGGACTGAAGTTACGGCTTATAGTGAAGGAACCCGACCAGCTGCTACATTTGGCACAGCCACTACCGCAGACCCGTCGGTTATAAGTAACAGCGCGTCACCGGCTCAGTTCACCATGTCGGGCACGACTACCGTTGGCGGTGCGTTTTTGATTAGTAATAGCACCAAGGGCGGCTCTACTGGCGTTTTGTTTTCGGCTTCCGACTTTCAATCACCGGGCGATAGGTCTGTAATTAGTGGGGATATTGTAAAGGTTACATACCAGTTTAGTTTGGATGCAGCTTAATCCTTACAGGTGATGGAGGATGGCAGACACAATCCAACCTTTATTTGGTATAAGTGGATTTTCGTTTGCGTCTTTTTCAGGGCAAGAAGATTCTGTAACAGCGTATGATAATTCTGTAACTGAGACTGCTACAGGCACAGATACAGTAAGTAGTTTAGCGGTATTTGGCAGTTCTGTTATTGAACTTGCCACAGGGACAGATACAGTAAGTAGTTTGGCGGTGTTGGGTAGCTCTGTTACTGAGCTTGCGACAGGAACGGATGCGGTAAGTAGTCTAGCGGTATTTAGGAGTTCTGTTGCAGAAACCGCTACTGGCACGGATACAACTAGTTGTATTTTGGTTTTCCCTGCCACAATTACCGAGTCAGCTGTTGGTCTGGATTCTGTAAGCAGTAGGACGGTGTTTGGTAGTTCTATAAGCGAAACTGCCACAGGTACGGATAGAGTTAGTAGTCTTGTAGTATTTGGCAGCTTGGTAGCGGAGACCGCAACGGGGGCGGATTCTGTAAGCAGCAGGATGGTTTTTGGTAGCTCTGTTACTGAGTTTGCGACAGGAACGGATACAATAAGTAGCTTGATGGTGTTTGGCAGTTCTGTAATTGAAACTATTACAGGGTCGGATACAGTAAGTAGCCTTGGGATTTTTGGCAGCTCCGTGTCCGAAAGCGTTTCGGGGTACGATGTAGTTAGTAGCTTGGCAGTATTTGGGGCTTCAATACTTGAAAGTAGCTCCGGTGCGGATTTAGTAACGTGTAGTTTTATGTGGGAAGTTATAGACACGTTTGAGACATCCGACTGGGGCAACATAAACGCATCACAAAGCGTTACGTGGGGGGCGGTAGATACATCGGACACGGCAACTTGGGCAAATATAGACGCATCACAAACGGTAACGTGGGATGATGTTTCTACAGATATAGACCCTAACTGGTCTAATATCAACACTAGAGAATAAGGTGTATACATGGCGCTAGTATTAAAAGACAGGGTAAAAGAAACAACTACCACGACAGGTACGGGCACTCTTACCTTAGCTGGCGCGATGTCTGGCTTTCAAGCCTTTTCGGTTATTGGCAACGCGAACACCACTTACTACGCTATATATGAACCTTCGGGCACTGCGTGGGAAGTAGGTATTGGCACATACACGCTGGCGGGTACTACGCTTTCTCGAGACACTATTCTTGCTTCTTCCAACGCAGGCGCAGCGGTTAATTTTGGCGTTGGCACTAAAGTAGTATTTTGTACCTACCCTGCGGGCAAGTCTATCTATTACGATGCCAGTAGTAACTTACCTGTTACAGGGGCGCTTAACGTCACGTCAGCCAGTGCAACGTCCCTAGCGGTTGGTCTTACAGGCGCAACGAACCCAGCCTTCACAGTTGATTCTTCTACAGCATCACAAGTTGCCGGGTTAAAGGTCACTGGCGCAGTCACAGGCGGCACTGTAGCGGTTGTTGCTACTGATTCAGGCTCAAATACGAATCTAACCGTAAACGCGAAAGGCACAGGCACGATAGGTATAGGTAGTGTTTCAACTGGGTTGGTTACTATAACACCAAACACAAGTCATACCGGCGCGGTGGGCATAGGCGCTACATCATTAACAGCCTATAACCTGCGCATGTCAAAAACTTTAACAGGCAGCACTAGTGCTTTCGGTATTGTACAAGATTCAGCGATTCAATCAGACGTAACTTCACAAGCGTACGGATACAGAAGCGCACTAGCAACTCAAGCAACCGCATTTACTCTTGGCAATTTATTTCATGTAAGCGTTGAGCAGGGTACGTTTGGTGCAGCATCGGCGGTTACTAATCAATACGGCGTAATTATTAGCTCAAACTTGATTGGCGCGACTAACGACTACGGTTTCTTTGGTAACATTCCTGCGGGTACAGGTCGTTTCAACACCTACATGCAAGGCACTGCGAATAACTATTTTGCAGGCAGTGTTGGCATAGGCACTACTTCGCTTGCGGACGTTAACTTTGGAATAAGTAAAAACGTAACCGGCGCTACCACTGCCTATGGAATGTACTCTCTCGGCGCTATACAGTCGGACGTAACTTCAGATGCTCGGTATTACACTACATTTGCAACCACACAAGCAACGGTGTTTACCTTAACCAGCTTAAAACACTACGCGGCGGTACAAGGCACATTCGGTGCTGGCTCTGTAGTAACAAACCAATATGGTTTTCATGTTGATTCGTCTCTCACAGGCGCGACGAATGACTATGGTTTCTACAGCAATATAGCTTCCGGCTCAGGTCGGTGGAATTTTTACGCTGCTGGCACTGCTGCAAACTTCTTTGGTGGTACGGTAACGATACAAACCGCCAGTGCGACAGCTTTAGCAGTAGGTTTAAACGGAGCTACTAACCCCGCGTTTACCATAGATTCTTCAACAGCGTCTCAAGCAGCAGGATTTAAGATAACGGGCGCAGCCACGGGCGGCACGGTAGCCTTGGTAGCCACGGA